TCAGGAAGCCGGCATCGGCCTTCATGCCCGCAAATGCGGGGTTCATTTGGTTTTCGTACATTGATTAGCTCCCTTCTGTACCATTCATACTGTTGATGTATTTGGCTCGCGCTGCTTCCGCGCTCATTTCAGGCTGGCCTTTATCAGCCATATCCTGCCGCTGCTTGGCGACTGCATCGGCTTTCTGAGCTTCTGCGTGGCTCTGTAGCGCGAAATCGTAGGCAGCCTGCACATAGTCATCAGACTTGCCGTCAAAGCCCACGCTATCGCCGCGAATAGCCTTAATCACGCCTTCTTTAATGGCGCGGTCGGCGCTGTCTGCGTTAAATTCCACTTGATGCGTGTTGGCTACCGCTTCCAACTCCACGCGGGAACGAGCGGCGGCTAATGCATCCTGCTTTATTTGCGGCAGTTCGCTTTGCAGCTTTTTCAAATCCGCTTCAGCAGCATCGGCACGCGCCTGCTCTTTAGCCTTAGCGGCTTCACTGTCTGCGGCATCCTGTTTCAGTTTGTTGTACGCCTGAATGACTTCGGGCGCGGCATCGTATTCAATGCCGTTATCCAAACGCATTTTTGACATAGTTACGTCCTTATCGTTAAAAACGGCATCGCCGTCCATGTTTAAACGTGCCACCCCGGCACGCCCCTTCTTCACAATCGCTAAATGGTTTGGACGGATGTTGCGCTGTATTGCATCGTAGCGCTCGCCATCAGGCGAAATGCCCGGCGTTTCATCCAAATCCAATTTATAGCCGACTGAAAGCTCTTTATTCCCCGCGTTTACTGCGGCGGGGTTGTGAATCACAATATCGGCAATCAGGTTATTCCCGTCTTGCCTTGCCTCGCCCAGCACCGCGCCTATCGTGTGATTGGCGGCATTTGCGCTGGTTACTAATCCGGGATGGCCGTTGGTAATCGGCAGCCCTTTGTAGCCTTGCAGGCTGTCTGCGTGGAACACTTCTTCAGGTGGGCGATATTCGCGCCGCTCGCTGCCATCAGGATTGAGGTAAACAAAAACGCCCGTCCTTGTGAGGATGGGCGTGTCATAAATAAAACCGTCTTCGTTTTTAGTCGCTTTAACTGGCGATCGGTCGTAGCGGATGCTCATAAACTACCCCTTTTAAATCTTCCAAGCCTGGGAATATCGCTTCAGCGTAGCAGCGGCATTGGAAATCCATGCCCGGATGTCCGCCTTTTGGCGGCTTATCCCAACTGAACCGTTCGCCTTCGCGCTCGATATGATGCACCCGCTCACGGCTATCCAATACCCCGCGCCAAATGTATTCATTTACGCCAATTTGCTGCTGCCGGTAGCGGGTAAGCTGCCCGTTTAGTTTGCAGGTTTGGTCTCGCGCAATCAGCCGCGCCCTGCTTTTTGGCAGGTGGTAGCTATCGCGTATCAAGGCCATCAAATCCCGATGATTGCCGCCGTTGCGTATTGTTGCCACAATCTTGCTGTGCAGCGTCTCGAGATACTGCGCGGGGATGGATTGAATAAGCCGGATATTGTCGGCTTCAAATCCGCCCAGCAGTTCCAACAGCCACGGTTCATGCGTGAAGATTTCCACGCCGTACACTGAGCGGATGACTTCATGGAACTGGCGGCGGTTGAATCTATCCATTTGCCGAAGCAGCAGCTTCATGGCGGTGGCGGCGGCTTCTTTGGATGCGGACAGACTGGCGGAAATCGTCAGCAGCCATTGCCGCAACCGCTCAAACCAACCGCTACCAGCGGGGATGTCGTCTAATCCGTCTTGCTGCACATCGCGCAACAACGGCAGGCGTTTTTCTATTTCGGCCTGCATGTCATTACACAGCTTCAACAGCAGCTTTTCGTATTCCCGCTCCACCGATAGCGGATACAGCCATTTTTTCGGCTTTCTGCGCCGCTTAGGTTGCTGCCGCATATTCCGCCGCCTTCTCTTTGCTGCCTGCCTCTTCGCTCAAGCCGAACAGGCGCTGCGATTTCAGGTATTCGTGCGCCTGCTCCTCGCTAACCGCGCCCATACCGACAACCTTATCCAAGGTCGCCATTTCTACCGCCTGCGTATCGGCGGCCAGTTTTTTCATTTCTGCCGCCTCTTTCGCGGTCGGGGTATATAACGGCGGCCATTCGATACGCCAGCTTTCCGCCGGCTCGCCTGGAATACCGCGCTGCGCCACAATCAGGCTGATTAGGCGTTCTAGTGCGGGCTGGGCGCGGCGTAATCGTTCCGCCTCTACCAGCTCATGATAAATCCGCAGGTCGCCTTCACCGGTGGCGTTCAGACCTTTGGCGCTTTCGCCGAACAGTACCGTAATCGGGATGCCCGTTTCCGCTGATACCACTTGTTCAAATTTGCCGATGATGTCGGTCAGCCCGCCCAAGCCCAAATCGATGATGTTGAAGCCGTCTTCAGCATCCACCGCCACCGTGTTCAGGATATTGCGCACAGAATCCACTACGTTGATGCGCTGCTGCACCTGCTGCTCCATATCGGCTGCAATCAGGTCGCCCAAGCCCTTCATCGAGAATACCGCCTGCTGCTTGCGCTCCATGATGGATTTCGTGCGCTGGCGGGCTTCCTCCCACTCCAACACCGCTTTATAGCCGCGCGTTATCGCATCACGACCCTGCCAATAAATGCGGCGGGTTTTGGTATCCTGCGGCATCGGGTCGCCAGGCAGCGGAATCAGACGGCTCTCATGCACAATAAAGCTGCCGCCGGTGGTGCTGATTTGATAAAACTCCGGCTGTCCGAAGTTCGGTTTGGTCGCATCAGAATACAGGCTACCTGAAATCGATACCTGGTCGATGTGATACACGCGCAGTTCGGCGATTTTATCCAAGCTGCCGTAGTCCAACGGGTCAGACAACGACTTATTATCAGCCACCACCGGAACAATACACGCCCCGCCGTACAACCGCGCCCAGCGTAATGCTTCGGCCACGGTGGAAATCACTTTCAGGCGGTCTATCTCGTCCCGAATCGTGCCATCATCTCCAGCAACCGTGAATCCGCCTGCCATTGCCTTGTCGGCAGGCGCATCTACGATTCGCGCAAATACCCCACCTTGGGCATACAAAAAAGGCGCGGAAACCGAAGTAACCCGCGCCTTAATCATCCGGCTGCCCAATACGGCAGACTGGTAATTGTCTAGTCTGAATTGTTTCATATCAACTCAATGCGTTGAATCTTCTAACTATATCGTCATTTTTCATCAGCGGCTCTAAAGCATAGCGCACCGCATCGATGCAGTTGTGCACCAAAATGCCGGAAGCGAAAAACTCATGCTGCCCGCAAACCTCAATATCAAATACCCGGTTTGCCGTTCCTGCTGCGGTAACGGTTTGCACACGCTCTCGAGCAAGTAATAACTCCGGCGTATTTGTTTCGTTTAAAAACTGTCCCGCATACTGGACAAATGCGCTCCACGTCATCCACCCCGCTTGCCCTGCGCCATGCAGCCTTGCATTTGCCAGAGCAAAACAGGTCGCGGTTGCCGAGGGCTTTAGGCGTGAACGGTTGCCCGCATTGCTTGCACGGTTTTTCCTGCGGTCGGAAGTTTTTGTAGGCCATTGCGCCGATTTCACGGTGTTTTTCCAACCCTGCCGCGCTCCCATGCCACGCCCTAGTGAGCGGCCTGATTTCGGCCAAATGCCGGCGTACTCTGCACTGATTGTCAGCATCGGCATGAAACTCAACAGCGTGTGCAGATATATGCTGTCCGGCCGGCAGGCATTCCAAGTTTTCGATGCCGTTGTTGTCGGGATTGCCGTCTTTGTGGTGGATGTGGCAGCCGTCCGGTATCTTGCCGTGAACGGATGCCCAGATTTCCCGATGAAGCCACACCGTCCCACCCGTGATAGAACGCTTGAAATAAACCCGGTCGGAGCGGCGGCGGCTGTTTGGGTATCGGCGGTAAACCTTGCCGCCAAATTCAAAAGTCTCCACCATGCTTCATCTATCCTGTTTGTCAAAATTTCATAGCCGCATTGCAGCTCGTCGGCGCAGATAAAACCTTCCGATGCCGTCCATATCTGGTGATTGCCTGTGCATTTGAGTGCGCGGCTGTCTGTTCGGATACATAAAACAGGCTGATAGCTGCCGCTTTGCCATGCCTTTCTGACTTGGCGGAAACCGAAACGGGTAAGCACCTTGTGTTTGGTACTTACCCGTTCTATCGGTAACAGCCCGCAATCGGTATGGATTAGTTCGCCCTCGGCAATGCAATGGTTATTCTCGTCCAGCACCACAGGCAGCACATCACCGCTTAATCTGTCCGTTTTGTAGCTGTACAGTTTAAATTCCCGCAGCGTGGCCGCCGCATCTGGGTGGATGAATACCCGCTTGAATGACTTAATGAACTCAATACCATCTTCCACGCTGCCTTTGCCTTTCTGCACCCCAGTAATACGGGGCAGGCCGTGGCGTTTCAGGTAGCTGATGGATTCAGGCCGCGCGCTGTCTGCGCGTACCACGTATTTTTCAATGCCAGGCAGGTGTTGCCGCAGCATGGGCGCGGTGTCGTCCAGCTCTAGGCCGATTTTGCCGTAGTCCTGCTCGATATACAGACAGCCGTCATATATCCAGCATTTAACCGCTGCCGTAGGGTCTTGGGAGAAGCCGAAGTCCAGCCCGAAATATGGGCCGTCCCAATCATCGCGCGGCGTGAAGGCTTTCTCTTCATACTTGCCACGGAAAATCTGTGCTTCGTTTTTGGTGTTGTATTCCCCAAGCCATACATGGCCGAACGACTGCGGGTTATATTTGCGGTCGTACTCCATCTCCCGAAGTAGCTCATCAGGCAAGTATGGATTGTCGTAGTAGTTCACATGAACCAAGCACACTTCATCTGAACCATTGGCAATCGCTTCGTTAAAGAAAGCATCTACTGCATCTGTTGGTTGTTCAGGATTCCACGTTACCCAAATTTCACTACCCGGGGCGCGGATAGTAGGGCGTAGCAGTTGGAAGCTGTGATGCGATAAGCTCTGCCCTTCTTCCACCCATGCAATATCAAAACCTTCTAATGATTTGATACTGTCAGCAGTGTGGTCTTGCATCCCCTGAAAAATTATCAAGCCGCCGCCCGGGGTGCGGATTTCATCGCGCGTTATCTCAAATAGGCGCGAAAGCCCAAATTTTTGTATTTTGCTTTCAATAAGCGCTTTGGCTGAAAATTTAAGTGATTTCTGAATTTCGCGGATGCATACCACCTTTAAGCCGGGGCGCAATATCGCTTGCTCTACCAGCGACTCAGCCCGTTCATGTGATTTACCCGAACCGCGCCCGCCTTTCACTCCTTTGTATCGGCATGGCTTCAACAAAGGGAGAGACCAGCGCGGGGTATCAATGCTCAGGTTCATTCTGCTTAGGGTCAATCACAATACGGGTAATGGTTGTGGGGGTCATACTGCCGTCAGAACTCACGTTATCCACTACTTGAGTTTCACGCCAACCGGCTTGAGTTTTTAAAAAGAAGATTGCAGCGGCCATATTCCCTTCTCGAGCCTGCTGTAGCAAGCCTTGCGCTACTGAATCAATAGCCTTTGCTCTCCCTTTTTTATATCTTTCAGAAACCTCAGGCTGTCTTTTCTCAATTTCGATGAATGTTGTTTGCGACATACCGAAATAATCAGCAATCTGCGCTTTTGACAATACCGCAGCTAATGCCTCTACTTGTTCAATTTGGGCTTCAGTTAGCTGTTTCTTCGGCCTGCCGCCGCTTCCTTTCTTGCTTACCATTTAAACCACCTTTACCACAGACAGCGCCATCAGCCTGAAGGCGGCTGCTCCTCTCTTGAGTTACACCAGCAAATGCAAAAAGCCCGAATGCAATTAAAGCACTCGGGCTGGAAATTCTATATCTTTCACCCACGGGAAAACCCCCGCATGGGTAACAATTGAATAATACCTACTTCTTGACCGGGATGCAAGCTTTTTCTGCACAAATCGAACTAGTTCCAAAATGGAACTAGTTCACTTCTCCGTGCGTCAAAGCCCGCGCGGGCCGGGCCGGGGGTTATGCTACAAATGCTTGGGCAAGGTGGGTTAGTTTTGAAATATTGTCTCCCACTTCCATTTTAAAACCAGCTTTATTCTTGATGTTGTTCTCAAGCAGCCAGCAAGTATGGTCAATGGTATTCTCCATATCAACCGATAAGTTTTTCGGGCGATATAAAAACAACCTAGCCTCTTTCTTGCCATGTTTGAAATTTGCAGCCAACTCAATATCTTGTTTGGCTGAGAACAGATGAGCATCACCAATGAGCGATGAAACATAATCGGCTGAGACGAAAGAGGCAAAGCGTATATTGTTATTTGTGATACTTGGTTCCGACCAAAGCTGCAAATGCTGTAAGCGTATAGGTGTTTTGTTGGCTTTACTAGGCGGGATAATGATGGGGTTGCTCACGTCATGCCAACTGCTTTCAACGAACTTTGCGTTCTCCTTCCTTAACAGGCTTTGAACTCTACGCCGTAAGTTTTCGGTGCTAATATTGCGTTCCTTTGGCGCATCTTTTTTTTGACACATCAAATCCAGCGACACCATGCCAGCATATAGGCGGTCTAATATCTCGTGGATGCTGTCGCCTGCAACAAAATGGGCTTTTCCTAACGAAACCTGCGGGGAGATATCGATAGATAAGCTCTTTTGTTCGGTCAAATGTTGCCCAATAATGCCAAGTAGGAAGCTGAAATTATCCTTCCCAGCTTTCCCATATAAGGATTCAAACGGCGAGGCATTCGGAAGAAGCTTAATATGAACTTTTCGGCGATACAGCACACAAACGCCAACGTTCAGTATTTCCCCTGTGGCCAGGTTTGGGGAAATACGAATTGGCGCCCATTTAGCTTTAATAGCTGGCTTGGGCACCTGCATGGTCATTGCTGACAAGACGGAAAAAATATCTGTGTCATCTACTAGACCAGCCTGTGAAACCTCTGCCGCAGTAGACATGGCAAGCCCCTTGTTCTATCAGTTAAAAATTGCCTGAATGCTGTGGATTCAGGTTCTTTCAGGAGCGCATTTAACCAAAAAACCAGCTCTTCTTCAATGCTTTTTAGCTTCTGTTCGTGCTGTTCAGCACAGACAATCGCCTCATCTTGGAGCTGGTCTGTACTTGGGTTGGTGGTGGCTTTCCGGTGAACCATAGCGCTGAGAAGCAGGTTGTTGTAGAACTGGTTTGCATTCAGCATTTCGCATCCCCAGGTTTCATCTTTGCTGTTAACTAGCCTGCCATTATCAATCAGTGCGTACTTGTGTTTGGATAAGCGTAGTAGGTTGTTGAAGTGCCGGTCTACGTGGGCAATATTTTCATCCAGCGCGACAGCGGAGCTGTATTCATCCCATTTGGCAACGTCTGTTGCTATCTCCTGCTGGGTAATAAGTCGTTCTATTCCTTCTTGCGCGCGTAAATGGATGGCTGCACTATGACCGTCTAAGCGGGAGGTGCAGAAACAGACAACATTATCAGCTGTTTTGTTCTGCATCCAAGCATTCTCTTCACGGCGGGCAATAGCGGCAAATCCAGGCAGGCTAGAAATTGGCAGTGCAATAATGAACGCATGATGCGGCTGGCTGATACCCAAAGCGTGAGCCACGAGAAAGCCGACGATTTCGTTGATTAGCCCTTTTTTCGAGGTGTCGTACAGCTTGCAAAACGCTTCAATATTACCTGCTGGATGGCGAAACTCCCCAATGAAAACTGGGTTGAGGTGCCCGTCTGTATCATCGAGCCAGTTGTTAAACCTGATAAAGCTATTCGTACTTAAAACAGGTATCAGTTTATTCATCGCCTTTTACTTTCTTTAGCCCAACACAATCCACATTTATTTCAACACACGGCCATATCATGACCGAACTAATCCAACACGCTCCACCAAAACACGCGGCCTAATCCTCAACCAGCCACTGCGGCAACGTCCCGCCCTGCCACAACACTTCATAATCTCCTGCTTCGCCTGTAGCCTCGTCAAACTGCTGGGCTATCGCAATCGCTCCGGCCTTAGTCTCCGCCATCCTTCTTGCCCGGCTGATTGCCTGGTCTGCTGATGCGTACTGTATCGGCTGCTCGTTGAGCAGTTTGGTGGTGGTCTTGCCTTTTTTGACCTCGTAGGAAAAGGCTTGGGCTATGTAGATGGTTTTCATGGCATCACCTCAGTTTCTGGTTGAGCATCGGCACGAACACATATGCAGATTTTGCATTTTGCACCTGCTCA